CCATACACCGGATCGAAAAACCGGTCCTCATTATTAAACGTCACATCCAAAGACCCAGCCGAATACCGTTCCAAATCCCGATTCTTACCACGTTGAATCGACACCGAAGCCAACCGGTCAGTCACATCCACAAACTCCAGACCACCCAAAGCATTCGTATCCAACACGCCCTGCTCGGGAGAATCCAAAACAAAACCCCGAATAGTACCAATCTCAACCGTCGTCGCCATTAGGCACTCGCAAACACAGGACCGGACACCCGCTCATAACGCTTAATCGCCGTCACAACTTCCTCACCGATACGCACCGGGTCACCCACACCCGCCGTCACATTAATCGTGTAACTAGGTCCACCCATACGGTCTAGTTTGTCCAACGGAATGACGGCCTCCGGGCCAGCCTCACCAATCATCGCAATCGTCGTACGATCCACAATGCCACCCTCAGCAAGACGAGGCAGACTCACCTCCGAAATGTTCGGGATGTTGATACCAAAAGACCTGCCGCCAATTCCTTCAACCCAATCTGGAATATCAATACTGAAGGTGTTGGCCTTGTTAATGAGACTATTAATGCCCCGAATGGCCAGGTTAATAAACCCTTCCCAAATGGTGATGTAACCATTCACGAGATTGCGGAAGAAATCCTTTAACCCCTCGAAGCCAGTCTTGAAACCCTCAATGAATCCCTCGTATGCGGTGACAAAGAAATCAATCATGCCCTGCCAGATACCCGGTATAAGTTCGCCGAAAACCATGAGGAAAAAGTCGGCAATCATTTGACTAAACGCTCGCACCTTCTCATCGAACACGGCAAAGTTTGCCACCATACGATCAATCGACTCCTGGAACCGTAGCCCCATATTGGTGATGAGGTTTTGGAAAAACGCAACAAAATTCGCCCAAATCTCTTTACCTCGCTCGGTCTGCGTAAAGAAAAACGCTAGGCCCGCAATCAACAAACCGATAGCAGTAATGATTAGACCAATCGGGTTGGCAATCAGAACAGCACTGAACGCCACAAATGCGGTGCGGACAGCAGTCAAGACAGTCATAAATATCTTGAACCCGGCCACCAGTTTCGTAACCAACCCGCCGATGAGGGTAAAGACTGCGCCGAAACCCTTAAGAAATTTAAACACGAATCCGGCAACCGTACCAAAGGCTTTAAACACCGTAATCAATCCCGACAGAGCCGTGCCAACCTTAATAATTCCACCAATAGAAATCACCAGAATAGTTATCAACGTCGCGTTGTCACGCAGGGCAGACGCAAGCGTTTGGAACACCGGCAACAAAGCCTGCAAGATAGCGGCAAAAATTGGCAGAGCAGTAACCGCGGCCTCAAACACAACGCCAGCAATTTCCCCCATCAACGGAATTACCGGAGTCAGAGCAGAAATAAACTCCGGCAAGCCATCCACCAGTTGCATAATCACCGGCACCAGACTGAGGAACATGTCCCGCAAAGCAGGACCAACCTCCTCCAACGCTGGCCCCATCAAATCAATCAGGCTAGTCATGGCTGGCATCAACTCAGAACCAATGCCAATACCCACATCCATAAACGCAGACTTGAGAAGCGCCAACTGGGCCGAGAACGTCTGCAACTGTTTATTCGCAACATCCTCAGTCGTCCCACCAGCGTTCGCAATCTCCGACTCATACTCTCGAATAGCCTCACTGTTACCCAACAGGGCCAGAGTCCCTACAAGGGTCTCCTCAGTGAACCCCAGTTGGGATAAGGTCGCCCGTCTTTCCTCCGTGGACAGGCCGCCCAGGGCCTCCTCCATGTCGGAAACAATGTCAGCAAAGTTGCGGAAGTTCCCCTGCGAATCAAATACCTCAATGTTGAGACTTTTAAACTCTTCTGCGTTCCGCTCAATACCATTCGTCAGACCACGAATAGCAGCGTTAAACTTAGTACCAGCCTCAGAGCCCTTAATACCCTGATCGGCAAACACTGCCAATACAGCCAAACCAGTTTCAGTCTCAATGTTTAAATCGCGCATAGAGGCCGCAGCCTTATTGGTCAGCGCCTCAGAGAACTCTTGGACTGTCGCGTTCGCTAATGTGTTCGATTTAACCAACATGTCGGACAGCTCAACCATATTTTCCAGGTTGGTTGCCGTGTCGTCCGAGGAAAGACCCAACGCGCTCTGAGCGTCCGTGAGCAAGTCAGTGGCCTGGGCCATATCGAACATGCCCGCTTGAGCAAACTGGGCAACCTTCGGCATCGCGCCAATACTTTGCTCAGCATCCAGACCAGCAGACGCTAGAAAGAAAAACGATTCCGCCGCCTGGTCAGCAGAGAACGTCGTCGCCTTCGCCACCTCACGAGCAGCCTCCGCCATATCCTCACGCATCGCATCAGACACGTCGCCCATAATCGACACAGACTTTTGAAGCGAAGAATCAAAATCCGCAAAGGCTTTAACAGATCCGGCGGCAATCGCACCCACAGCGGCAGTCGCACCAGCGGCAATCTTGCCAACATTCCGACCAAACTTAGAGAGTTGAGCCTCCGCCTTTTTCAGACCCCGCGCATCAGACCGAAACGTAATCGGGAGGACAATATCGGAAACAGCCATTTACAGCCTCCCAAGTTTATTGAAACGCACAATGTAAGCATTAATGAGCAAGACGACACGCTCACGAATCTCCGGCTTCACGGTCAAGAATGACCGCCACACAAACCGGCCACCCTTACCCGTCAGCGGATACAACTTCTCCAGCACCCTAATCATCTGCTTACCGCTAGGAGTAAACCCAGACGACCTCGTACCAGCCGTCTCAGTCATCTGCAAATACTTTGCAAACCGGCGCGAATCCGCCCCAACATTAATCGTCGCAATAGCACGACCATCAGGAGCCTTAGGAAACGTGCGCACTGTCGATGACGGGCGACCCCAGTTACCAGTCAAGCCCGACAGTGGCGGCTCAACCGGGACACCATCCTCAATGAGACCCGTGAACTCATACGCCACGGAACGAATGTCTTTGGTCATCCGGTTCTTCATGGCAGGCTCAAACTTTTTGACCCGCTCCAAACCCTTAGCCAAAGCTCGAGAATCAATCTCCAACTTACTGACGGGTGAAAACATAGGCGGGGACTCCAATCCCCTCTAGTTTACCGGCGACCTCGTTTGCCTTTTTGGGACTTAGCCTGCTGTTGGCTCTTAGTAATCATGTAACGCTGCATAGTCCACAACATGCGTGGAGACAGTTGCATTAACTCCCGAGGACTAATCCCCGTCTCCACCGCAATAGTGGCCAATAACCAGTGGGTCGAATCATCGCCCAGGGGCTTTATTTTTTTTGGTCACCCACAGGTGCAACACCCTCAACGTCATCCAGCCAAACATCAAACTCTTTATCCGTGGCCTTAGTGCGCTTCTCCGCGTGCCACGCCAAATAGAACAAATGACTGAGACGGATTTCCTTCTCTAAGCGAGCAATCGACAAATCAAAATGTGACTCGAAAGCCACCATGTCAGCCGCCAGACAGGAAATCTCTTTTTCGTCGCCGTTAATGTAGGTGAGTAGCAGTTTCAAATTCATGCCACTCATCCTACACGGGCGAGCCGGAGACTGTTACTACGCGGTTAGGCGAGTTACAGTGCCCGAGGCAATCGGCCACTCAACGCTTAGCGTGGCGAGATCGCCGACTGAACTGTCGTACGGGCTGTATTCAACCACCAGGTATACGGCCGAGAACCCAGGATTGACAGTCCCAATTGCATCCGAGGTCGGCTTCACCACAACAGTGGCCTCCGAACCCAGAAGCGGGAACAGAGTCGCATCCACGGAAGAGGCTCCAAAGTCCTGGTGGAACTCCAGCGAAATGCTGGCATCCTTCAGACCCGCAATACGCGAACGATAGTCATTCCCAAAAGCAGTGGTTTCCTGCTCCTCCGCCTCAAGCGAAAGAGTCACGGCGGCCAGGCTCGAAGAAAAGTCCGACCCGTTAATTTCAATGTCGTAGTCCTTAGCCACGAACTTAGCCATTAGTTATCTCCTACTCAGCAATTACTGTCACCGCAAACTTTGCGGACATGTACGTTATATCTCCTATTGTAGTTGGACCGATGTCCCGGAGTTCCGTCACCCGCAAATCGAATGCCGCACCCCCAAGTGTCGAATCCGACTCCAGGGCAGTCTTAACAGAACGTGCCCCATTATCAATAAACAAATCTAGTTTCTGCTGCGCCCTACGCTCAGTGGTACGCACCACAATTGAATGCACAATAAACGTGTATTCCGTCATGCCACGTTGGAACGTTGAATCGTAGGAAACGTCTTGCAGTTGAATCACCGCACACGGCAACGCGGGACTGTCTGGAATTTCCTCGTAAACCCGAATGCCAGAAATCGTGGACAGATTTGCACCCATCCCCTCACGAATATCTGCGAGGCTCATGCCATCCTCAAGCGGCGGAACGGGTCCAGCAGTTTTGAAACGTCTGGATCGATACGCGATACACGCACGGCACCCTGCACGTCAAACCCGGCGACACCCAGCGGGCTCTCATACCGGCGATACTGCCTGAGGGTGAGCAACAGGGCGGCCTGCTCCACGGCAGTCGGAATCGGCGTAAACCCAAACGTCCCAGTTATTTGCACTGTGGCCTCGTAATGATTTACGTTCCGTGGCTCAAACGTGGGGAATACGTAGTCACCGATAGCGCGGATGCGTGTCGACGGCGTGACAAGTCCACCAGCCTGCCCATTCAACGGCTCCAACTGGTAATCCGAAGAGGTCCATGTCACGTCAAACGATTCACCCGTGGACGACGTTTTCAAAGTCGTCAGAGAAGTCAGATCGTCGATTTCACACGTGAACGAATTGCGAGGAATAAACACACGGGTCTCTGTCGTCGCATAGAAAACCCGTTCACAGTAGCCGTCAATTTCACGAGACGCTGCCTCAATCGACAGTTCCAAAATCTCGTCATCGATATTGTCATCGACCCTTAGCGCTTTCTTAACCAGCGCGAGCGAAACGTACCCATCAGTCACTGCCACAATAAGCCTCCACCGCTAGTTTACCGGAGCCATTCCCCTAGCCTGCGAGACTTCAACGTCCACGAAAACGACATGT